GACGCGTTAGACGGACGTGTCGGGGCCGTAGCGTCGGCCCGTGCCGGAACGGGTACGACGGCCCCCGACGTAGACGACACCGGTCTAACGAACGCCTACGCGTCGACACCGACGGCGAACGGTCGACCGGCCCCAAAGACCACGGGGTCGACCGGCGACTTCGACGCGGCGTCGTGGGTGGGCGACCCCGTCGAATTCGGAATCTTCGACCGGAACAATCGGCTTCTTGCCCGCTTCGTCGCCGACACGTCGGTCGCCGTCGACGCCGCCGACGAAGTCCGAATCAACGCGACGCTTACCTTCGTGGGCGACGGCGTCGGGAATAGTGTCGTAACCGACGACGGCGACGACGCTATCGCCGACAGTATGGCCCGCCGCGACGACGTGGTCGGCCTATCGGAATTCCGCTTCGGGCGGGGAACGTCCGAATTCACGAAGTCCGATTCGTCGCTATCCGACGAAGCCTTCGCCGTCGGGTGTAGCCGTCTTGTATCCGATAATCGCATAATTGCCCGGTCGACAGTACGGGAAGACGAACCCGCGAATCAACCGGTCGACGTGGGCGAAATCGGCGTCTTTACCGGCGACGGGCGTATGGTGTGGGCGGTCGCTATCCGTGTGTTCACGAAACAAGAAGGCGAAGGGGCGAACGTCGAAAGCGAATTCCGCGTAATCTAATCGGGTACGAAATCTAAAGGGGGCGTCGTTCGTCGACGACAGTATGCCCGAAGCCGACACGTTCGACGCCCCACAAGGCGGCACGCTATACGGTCGCCTATTCGAAGGCGTGACCGAATCACTTGTGGGGAACGGAATCACAAACCACGGCGACGCCGAAGTGACCCACGACACGGGTATGGTAATCGAAGTCGCCGGGGCGACGAATCTATCGTATGGCGGGGAATCCTACAACCCGTCGACTACGTCGTTCAACCTACCCGCCGGGCCGTCGTCGACGACGAACGGCGTCGAAGACCGCCGGGCCGACCTTGTCTATTTCAATTCGGATACGGGCGGCTACGGCGTCGTCGAAGGCGACCCACACCCGAACCCCGAACCGCCGTCGACGCCCGCCGACGGGCTCCTGTTAGCCGTCGTCTTCGTGCCCCACGACACGTCGACCTTAGACGACGACTACGTCTTGAATTGGCGACCGATTCGCGTCGAAGGCGGGGCCGACATAGTGATAGATTCCGACGACTTCGATTCGACGACCGTCGAAGGGGCGTTACACGAACTGTTAGACGCTATCGACGCCGTCGGGCTTTCGACCCTTGCCGACCACGACATAGACGGGAACACGGTCGTCGACGGGGCGACGACAGTCTACGACGACGGAATCGTTCACGGCGTGGTCGGTGCCCTATCGGAATTCGGGGCCGACGACACGTTCACGGGCTACCCGCTGTCGTTAACCGACGACACCGACTTCGAAGTCGTCGCGTCGGGCACGTTCACCCACACGGCGGGCGACACGACGGAATTCACCATACCGGGCGTGACCGAAGACGAAACCGCCGTCTTAGACGTAAGCATACACCCGGCGTCGGCGGCCCAAATCGGGGCCGACTACGCCTATAACGTCGAAACGTCGCGTCGGTGGGACGAAAATAACGGGGAAGTCTTCGTCGACGTGGTCGTCGTATGGGACACCGACCCCGGCGGTATGAACGACCTTCAACTTGAATACGAAATAACCACACGGTGATACTATGATTGGAAAACGATTACGCGACCTTGTCGTTCGGAATTGGCTACGGCTTCGAACCGGCACCGAACTACGCTTCGGCGACGACGACGAATACGTCGTACACTACGACAGCGAAGACGACCGCCTATACGTCGAATACGACGGGCCGGGGGCGAACAGTACCGGGGCGTGGGCGTTCGAACCCGGCGGGCCGATATACGCCGAAGGTGACCTAATCGAAGACGGTCATATCGAACCGGGGGCCGGGGCCGGGGAAGGCGAAGACTTAGGAATCGACGAAGTCTTGCTATTTTCCGGTAGTAGCCGTGGGGTCATCGGCTTTAGCGGCGACGAATGGTCGCCACGNTTAGACATTACGTCGGTGCCGTACCCGTTCGACGACGAACCGTTCGACCGGATAGAGGCAAGCGTGACGGGGATTATGAACCCCGGCGAAGGCCAAACGTTAGACGTAGCCGTCTACAATAATCACAACGAAGAACGCATAGAGGCAAGCGAAACGACCTTCGACGACTTCGGGTGGGGCGGGCGTGTGACCGACCGCTTCGAATTCAACTATTGGCGACCCATAGTCGTGAACTTAGGCGGGCGTGTGACCGGCGGAACGAATAACGCGACGTTCGACCGTGTGACGTTTATGGTTCACGGGGTGTTTTAATGTCGACGCCGTCGACCGACTACGTCTACGTATCGGGCGAACTGTTCGGGTCGGGGGCCTACGACATTTATTCGTACTTCCCCGGCGACGAAATCGCACCGGGGGCCGAAGACGTAATCGAAATCGTTCGGAACCTAACGGTCGACGGTGGGGACCCCGGACGGGCACGCGTCGATACGCCGCCGTTAGACGACGACGCGGTCTTCGCTATCAAACGAAACGACGTATTCGTCGCCGAAGTCCGGTTTACGCCGAATTCCGTCGGGGGAACGATTTCGTTCGCTTCCGGCTTCGACACGCTACAACTGTCGTCGGGTGATACGCTTCGGGTCGTCGCCCCGTCGCCGATTCCCGCCGAAATCGAAAACGTCCGAATCGTGCTTAAGACTCAATAATGAACCCGTCTAACCAAACCCGGAAAGGGGAACGAAAGCCCCGCTTCGATATGGACGACGCGGTATCGTGGGTAGAAGACCGCTTCGACGTAGTGCCCCCGGCGAACCCGAAAGACGGGGCACATATTGACGTGAATCCCGACGACTACTTCTATACGGACGAAGGCCCCTACGTCGGGTCGGTCTATTTCACACACGACCCGAACTATTCACCGCCGGGAATCGCCTACGACACGAACCTATTCGTCGTCGACGAAGACTTCCCGATAGACCCGTCGTCGGTCGGCGTGCCGATTAACTGTCGGGTGCAAACCGGGAATATCGACGGATTTACGCCCCAATATCAACGCCCGGCGGCACGGGCTACGTCGCCGTCGAACCTACAAAGCGGCTATTCGGGAACCGTCGAAGGCGTCGCCCCCGCCGTACCGAATTCCGCCGAACAGGAACTATATACGACGTTTCGGAACGTGTCACACGTCCGGTATGAAGAATTAAACGTCGCGTTCTACGGCGACGACGGCGAACCGGTGTACGAATCAATACAAAAATCCCGCGTTCGGGGTCGTGTGTCGGCTTCAAGCGGCACCGTGAACGTCTACGTCGAAACCGACCAATTGTACCACTTAGGTAGCGGGCCGGTCGAATCCGACGGCACGTTTAGCATAGTCTTCGACCGCGACCCGAATCTGACTATGTCGACCCTTCGGCTTACACACCCGTCGACGCGAATGTACGAACAGCAGTACGAAGGCGAATACATCTTTTCGAACTACCGGGCGGTGCCGTATATGATAGTCGACCAGCCATACAAACAAACGGAAGAAGTCATCTTTACGTCGGATAAATCGTGGAAACATTCGGCGGGCGGCTTTAGTGGCGTGTGGGAAGTCCGGTTAGAACGAAACGGGAACACGGTCGGGATTCCGTGGCGGAATTATATCGGAACCGACCGGGTGATTTCGAACCTTGAACTTGTCGCGTGGCAACGGAAGTTATACGACATGTTAGACCCCGACCCGTCGACCGGTGCCGACCGCGTCTACGTGACCGAAAACGGCGACGCCCAATTCGTCGGGCGGGGAATCGACCGACCCTTCCGGTTAGGCTTGTGGTCGAACGGGTCGGTCGTAAACACGATTTGGCACGAAGACGTTAACCAGTCGAACCACTACGACGACCTGTTTATCACCGACTACGAAATCGACGAAATCCCCTACGTCGTCGACCAAAGAGTCGTCCCCGCCGACGGCGAATTCACCGGCTACAAGGAACCGAATCTAACTATGCGGTGGGACTTAGACGACCGACGCGACGGCGTCAATTTTGAATACGACTTTGAGGACCCGTGGGGGTTTAGAAATCGGACTATCGACCGAACCCAAACCGTGTCGGGTATGCCGATTTCGTACCCGATTACGCCCGAAGAAGACCCCGACATATTTTGGATACCCTTCGCCGAACGGTGTTACGCCTACGACGCCGCCCTTGTGCTACTATGGGCGTGTTTCGCCGAACGGAAAGACATAGCCGATAATATCGTTCGGGCGTGGACTATCGTACAAGAAGATAACGGGCTATGGCCCTTCTTCGTGACGGTCGGCCAATTCAAGGCCGAATACCTTTACGAACGGACGGGGGCTTCTATGTGGCTCAACGAAGCGTTTATCGAATACTGTTCGACGTGGCCTAACAGTCAATACCGCGACGACGCGAAGGCGGCGGTCGACGCGTCGTTCGACCGGATTATCAACGAATACCGACAAACCGACCCGAACGCCTACAACTTCGGTCTATACCGGGGCGGTCGTGGGGCGTGGGTGTGGGAACCGGGCGAAAACCCCGACGACGCGACGTTCGACGCCGACGTAGACATACCGTGGGTATCGACCGAACACACCGTCGACACCTTCTTCGCGTTCCTAAACTACTACGAAACCTTCGGCGGGCAAGAATGGTACGACCGGGCCGAAGCCGTCTACGAAGACGCTATCGACGTGCTATGGTTCGACGGCGAACAACGCTTCTATCAGGGGGCGGCACCGAACGGCCCCGACACACGCGGGGCGTTAGACGTTCATTCGTGGGGGTCGGTTATGCTACACCAAGCGGGCGACTTCGAACGCCGCGACCACGCCCTAAACCGTATCCCGCTATACCTAACGTCGAACGAAGTCGCTGATAACAACGTCCGGGGATACCCGCCGTATATCCCCGCCGAAGGGCACGACGTAGACGCCCGAATCGTTTGGTTCGAAGGCACCTACGGCGTCGGCTTCGCCCAATACCGGGCCGGTCGGAAAGGCGAAGGGCTATCGACGAATCACGAAATCGCCAAAGAGGCGACCGACGACGGCGGCTACCGGTACGCCCTACGCCGGGGCTTCGAAATGACCACGTTCCCCGCTATGGCGTCGACAGTATGGGCCTTGTTTGCCCTACGGTATCCCGACGAACTATGGCGACACGGCCTCTAATCGGGCACGGAACTTTACGTCGGATTGGTCGGAATTCGTGACTATGGTAGAAGGCGTCGTCGACGATTTGTTCGTGTGGGTCGTGACGTTTGCCGCCGGGGGAATCGTCGGGTGGCTCATATTTCTAACCGTCCGGCACTACCGATATGCGAAACCCGCCTATCACGTCTTAGCGGGCGACGACTTCGGGAAGGGGCACCTTGAGGAAACGCAAACCCGCTTCGACGAAATCGACGAATCGCATAGGGATAACCGGAAGCGAATCGACCGAATCGAAGCGAAGGTCGATAGCGTCGATAACAAGACGAACCGGAACTACCGGGTACTGATTAAGTTAGCCGAAAAGGCCGGGGTCGATAGCGTCTTCTTCCGCGACAGTAGCGACGACGACGACGATTAGACCGACGTGGTCGGCCTCTTTACCCATTCGTTAAACGACAAGGCGTGGTCGGCGTCGCGTGCCTTCGTGAACGTGTAGCCCTTGTCGGTCGAATGAAGGTCGTCGATAGGAACCACGAAGTCGCCGACATAGTCGATATGAACGAAGACGATAGGCGTCGCCCCCGTCGCTTCGCCGTAGCGACGAAGGGCTTTGACTTCTTCGTTCGTTAGCCTCACACGGTCACGACCGGCTTTCACTTCCGCCGCGTATTGGGCGACTTCGTCCGGGTCGGCTTTCAGCCAAACGTGTAGGTCGGGAAGGTCTTCGACCGTGCCCGCCCCCGAAGAAGGCATACGTACCGCCGTGAATTGTAACACGAAATCCGTGTGTTCAATCCCGACCCGGTCGACGGCGTCTACGTCGTCGGCGTCGGCACACAAGGCGTTACGATAATGGCGTTCCCACCGGTCGCCCTTCGTCGAAGACATACCCGAATATTCGACGGTGCCGGGAAGACCGTGTCGGTGCCGCTGTTAGGAACCGACTACCGAACGACCCGGCGGTCGGACGGGAATCTATACACACACGCACAAGACGGCTACGAAGGCATAGGGGGCAAATAACAAAGCCGGGGCGGTAGTGGTCGGGAAGTGCCGAAATCGCAAGAAGGCGGGGCCGTGCCCCGCCTAAAGGGGTCGTCGGCGACGACCCCTTATCGTTCGCTACTACTACTACTACTACACTACAACTACGTAGTAAGTAGTAGTAGTACGAACCTTAGCGATACATTCGAACCGTTAGGTTACAGTAACGGAATCCTTATAGCGGGGAAGTGTGTCGCTACCTATATGGGAAGTCGAAAGAAAATCGGCGTCGAAGTCGACGAAGACCTATGGGAACGATTCAAGAACTACGTTCAAGACGTACACGGTCGAACCCGTGGGGTCACGGCGGCGGAATTAGAAAAGGCCATAGAAAACCACATTAGCGGCCAATATCCGACGGATAAGATTCACGTAATCGAAAACGACGTAGCGACGACGAAGGCGTTAGTCGCGGATTTACGGGAACAATTAGTCGAATCGGACGGGGGCGAAATAGCGATTCCCGACCCGGTCGACGACCCCGCCCCCACACCTTCGACCGACGACGGTGCGTGTGTGTATAGCGACGACGCCCCGTCGGTGAAAGCGACCCGTCGGACGAAGGTCGACCACGTATTCGGGGTCTTGTGCCGGGAATACGGCGTCGAAGACACGGGCTTCGTGGTCGATTACGATACCTTACGCGAACACTTCGCCGACCCGTGGGGAATTAGCGACCGGACTGTCGACGACCTAATCGACCTATTCGAAGAAGCCTACGAAGTCGACGCCGTTCGGCACCCGGACGGCGGGGCGTGGCACGTCGCGGCGGGAACCGACGGCGAAGCGTGGGATACCGCCGTCGCTGATTGGTTAGGCGTGACGTATGACGAACTACCGTCGACGGAATTCAATACGGTATCCGAAGACGCTATCGCCGACCCCGATTCGCCGTGGGCTTCCCAAATCGAATTCGTCGCCGACACGTCGTAGCCGACACGGTAGTAACCTACCGCTACACTTTTATCAACGGGTGATTAAGTAATCACCGTATGGAATTGAAAGACCTACACGCTGAAATACGCGAACTCAAAGAAGAACTACGCGACGGCGACGCGAAGGTTCACGAAATAGAAGACCGTATCGACGAACTAACGGCGACTATCGACGCTTACGAACGGGTCGCCGAACTACAAGACCGGGTCGCCGAACTACAAGACCGACGCGAACCGAAAAATAACCACGGCTACGAAGACGACCTAATCGCTTCGTTCATAGCCCACACACACCGACTGTATGAACCCACACCGGGCGACGAAGGTGCCGTTTACGACGAAGTGGTCGAAGCGGTCAAAGACGACCACGACGTTCACGAATCGGTCATACGCGGGTGTGGGGAATTCCTAACCGGTCGGGGCGACATTCGTGCCGTCGGCCCCGGTACGATTGAACCGACCCCCGCCCCGAAGCGAACCGTCCGTCGAACGGTCGCCCGTCTTGAAGGCACACACGGGAACGGCGTACCGACCGACCACGTCGTCGACCACGTTACTTCGACATACGGAATCGACGAAGAACGGGTACGCGACTGTATCGAATCCCTTCGAAAATCGGG